GAGCTTGTCAGCACGGCGAAGCTGCGGGGCGGCGTCCGGGTCAAAGGCATCACAGAGACCACCCAGCAGTCCATCGCCCGTATCGTCTCCGCTGGCCTGGAGCACGGAGACAGCCGGGCCACCATCGCCAAGCAGATTGAACAGGAGATGCAGACCACGGCATCCAGGGCGCGTACCATCGCTACCCAAGAGTGCAATACCTCACTCCTGACCGGCCACTACGACATGATGCGAAAGGCCGGGGCCGCCTGGAAGACCTGGCACGTTGCCAACATGAGCGCCGCCAGACCCTCCCACAAGCGCCTGAACGGTGAGCGGGTCCCTATTGACGCCAAATTCTCAAACGGCCTCATGCAGCCCTGTGACCCGGATTGCACGGACCCCGCCGAGGTCGTGAACTGCCACTGTTTCCTGACATTCGACAAATAAGGAGGACGCCTGATGGAATTTACCGAGATGCAGGCTCAGGAGGCCGCCCGATCTGCGGGTATCGACCTGGAGAAAGAGCGGTTCGACCTGAAAGCCCTGACAGCCGGGATGAATGCGGAGCTTGAACACGGCACCGCAAACCCGGACACGAATATTACCAACGATGACCCCGTTATGACGGCGAAGCTCGCAGCGGCACATCTGCGGGTCTCGCCGTTTTACTATGCCTCCGGGCGGGGCCTGAAAGCGTGGGAGGCTTCGCTCCGTAGAGGGGTGAAAGTGAAAAGCTCCAAGACGGAGCACAAAACGCTGTCTTTCCGTACCGAAGAGTACGACGAAGAGAGCGGCATCTTTAGTGGCTACGCCGCCGTCTATGGCAACATCGACAGTGGCGGGGACATAATTGAGCCTGGTGCCTTCACGAAGACAATCGCCGAGGGCTGGGAGAGGGTGAAGATACTCGCCCTGCACAACGACTGCTGGCTCCCCATTGGCAGACCTTTGGAGCTGAGGGAAGACAGCAACGGCCTTTTCATTAAGGCCAAAATCAGCGACACTTCGATGGGACGCGACATCAAAGTGCTGCTGAAAGATGGAGTTCTCACTGAGCTGTCCATCGGATATGACCCCATCGTCTTTGACTACGACGAAAACGGCATCCGGCATCTGCGGGAAGTCAAGCTGTGGGAGGTCTCCGTCGTTACCTGGGCCATGAACACGGAGGCGACGATCACCGACTACAAGCAGGCCACCGACGCCGCCGGTTTCCTGGACGCCTTTTTGGAGGCAGCCACCGCCGAAGTCAAGGCCGGTCGGAAAATCAGCGGGACCCGGCTAAAGGCCCTCAAGGACGCGAGCGCGTCCATGAAAGCCGCTACCAAGGTCCTTGACGGCATCATCCGAGAGGCAAGCGACACCGAGAAATCCATCTCCCGTACCGCCAACACCAGAGCCGAGAAGTCCGCGCCGACTACCGGCATCACCTATGAAATTCTGCTATAAGGAGGAAATTACAAATGGCTATTCCCAAGAAAGGAACCGCACCCGCTGGCCGCAAGTCTATGAAGATGGAGGCCGATGAGCTGACCGAGAAAATCAAGGCTTGCGTCAAGGAGGCCCTGGATGAGCAGGCCGAGGCCAAGGCCGAGGGCGAAGAGGGGACCGAGGACGCTGTTGCCGAGGTTGCCCCCGCTGACATCTCCGGTCTGATTGAGGACGCTATGGCCGTTGTCGCTGAGAAGCGCAAGAGCCGCAAGGAGGCCGGCGAAGAGCTGGGCGACGTCACCGCCGAGGAAGTCATGGAGGCCGTCGGTGAGATTATCGACGCCACCGAGGGCGAGGCCAAGGAGGATGACGGCGTTGAGGAAGAGGTCAAGGAGGATGAGGAAGTGACTGATGAGGCCAAGGGGCGCAAGGCCGCCGCCCGCAAGCACCAGACCAAAAGCGCCCGCAAGAGCGCGGCCTCCCCCGTCCAGCGGAAGTACAGCTCCATTTACATGAGCCGTACCACCCCCACCAGCACCGCCAAGAAGTCCGTCCCGCCTGCTATCCAGCTCGCCCGCGCTATCAAGTGCCTGGACGTGTTCGGCAAGCATGACCCCGACGCCGCCTCTTTCTACGCGCAGCGGAAGTATGACGATGCGGACATGGCCCGCGAGTTCAAGGCCCTGTCTGCCACCAACCCTGCTGCCGGCGGCTACCTCATCCCCGAAATCTACCTGGACCAGATCATCGAGCTGCTGTACTCCAAGACCGTCATCTTTGAGCTGGGCGCTCAGAAAGTCCCCATGGCCAACGGCAACCTGAACATCCCCAAGATGACCGGCGGCGCCCGCGCTACCTGGGGCGGTGAGGCTCGCAAGATTGCGAAGACCCAGCCCACCTACGGCAACATCCGTCTGTCCGCAAAGCGCCTGGAGGCCATCGTGCCTCAGACCCGCGAGCTGCTGATGAGCACCAACTACTCCGCCGATCAGCTCTTCGCCAACGACCTGACCCGGCGCATGGAGCTGGGCCTTGACTTCGGCGCTATGTTCGGCAAGGGCGGCGAGTTCCAGCCCCTCGGCGTGTTCACCGACAAGGAGGTTGAGCACGTGGACGCCAAGACCCTGAGCAACGAGGACCTGGCCGACAGCAACGGCAAGATTACTGCCGACTTCCCCGTGTTCGTCCGCTCTAAGGTCCTGGCAAAGAACGTGGACGATAACAAGCTCGGCTGGGCGTTCAACTCCGTCCTGGAGGGCTACCTGATGAACCTCAAGACCACCACCGGCGCGTACATCTACCGCGATGAGATGAACACCGGCAAGCTGCTGGGCTTCCCCTATCGCGTGTCCAACCAGATCACCACCGACACCACCGGCCTCACTGAGCTGGCCTTTGGCAACTGGGCGGACCTCCTGGTGGGCGAGCAGATGGGCCTTGAGACCTACACCACCCTGGACGGCTCCTGGGTCGATGAAGAGGGCAACCAGCACAACGCCTTTGAAGAGAACCTGGCCGCCACCCGCGCCCTCATGTACGTGGACATCGCCGCCCGTCACAAGGAGAGCTTCCTGCACGTCAAGAACATCAAGGCGTTTTAATCAGAGGCCGGGGCATACCGCCCCGGCCCTATAATTTCAACAAGGAGGAATTTCAACTATGAAACGCGCACTTATTCAGAGTGTCAAAGTGACCCCGTACACCAGCGAGGACGCCATCAACCGCGAGGGCTTCCTCTCCGGCATCCTGGCCGTCAAGGTCGGCTCTCCCTCCGGCTCCCCTACGGGTATGGCCGTGAAGCTGACCATCACCGAGAGCGACCAGCAGAGCACCGGCTACGCGCCCGTCAAGGATAAGCTGGTCTGCGTGGGCAACGCGCCCCTGGACGCTGCGGGCGCGATCTCCGTCTCCACTGACGCGGAGGGCGGCGAGCTGGTCAACTTCGACCTGGACCTGGTGGGCCTCAAGCAGTACGTCAAGGTCAAGGTGGAAATGGTCTGCACCGGCGGCTCTTCTCCGTCCTGCACCGCGACTGCCGCCCTGGCCCTGGGCGACGCTTCCGAGGTCCCCGTTTAATTAGGCCCTGAGAGGCCCTACAAGGAGGTTTTTGCTATGGCAAGACATTATCCCTCTGAGGGTGTGAAACCCGCCGAGAACAAGTGGGAGGCAGGCCCCAAGGAGAAGAAATCGGAAACCCCTAAGAACGACAGCAAAAAGGAGAGCGCGGGCGAGTAGCCCGCGCCTCCCCTGAGAACGGAGGCGACACCGTGGAAAATGAACCGACTGTAAAGCTGGCCTCAAACGCCATGACAACGCTCGAAGACACGATGGAGCGCCTGGGCATCCCACCGGAGGCGGCAGACACCGCCGTAAAGAACAACATCATCCGGCTTATCAATTCGGCGTCTGCCTGGATTGAGACCATCACCGGGCGAAAGTTCGGCAAGGCCACCTACACCCACAGATATGTTGCCCCCGGTGCTCAGGAGCTTGTGCTCACTCAGTACCCTATCCGGGCGGTTGAGTACGTCCGGGACACCGAGAACGGCGTGGACATTGCCCCCGGCAGCTACGACTTCACCATGACCGGAGACGTGGGCGTACTGTACCGCGATGAGGGATGGGTATTCCGCGGCTATGTCGGCGGCNNNNTACATAGCCCCCCGGCGCTACCTGGAAGTAAAGTTCACCGCCGGGTACGTGCTGCCCAAGGACGCGACCGAAGATGAGCCATCCGATCTACCGGAGGACATCGTGGCGATTGTCTGGGGCATCGCGGAACAGGAGTTCTCCATCCTGCGGAACGGCGCTCAGGGCCTTGCGGCGTTCTCCATCTCCGACGTGTCGTGGACCTTTGACAAGGAACCCCGCGCCTCCTGGATGGAGACCCTGGCCCACTACATGAGGTGGTGAGCCTATGCAGGTCCGCGATAACGTCCTACCGCACCTGCGGCGG